CATCATAAGTAATAATTGTTCCATTGGTGGGGTGCGAACTAACGTGAATTTTAATAAAGTCATCAAAATTATCAAAAAAAGCAATACTTCCGCGAGGTGAAGGGGTGAGCCAGTGAATGATAGTATGTCCTGTGGCAAACAAACACCCCTCTATTACCACGCCATCGCCAGAAATACCTGTCTCATCATTCTGGCGGCATACTGTAAAAGTAGTTATCCCCTGTGGGGCTTTATTGGTTATTTTCTTTGGCTTAAGATCTTCAACCTCTGTGCTCATAGCCTCTGCTGTTTCCGACATTATGCATCTCCTATTGGTTTTTGCTTTAAAAGTTCTTCGACAAAATAAGCATCCAAGGCTCTCTGTAAAGCCTTTTCGGATTCTATAACATCGGGACACTCTTCTTCAAAGGTTTCATAGATATTGTCTATGTTCTCCTTGATACTCTTCAGTTCTGTATCCATATTATCCAATTTGCCCTTGAGTATTTCAATCGGGCATTCCTTACTTTTTTTAGGCATTCTTACTCCGTAAATGCTTTTTGCCAATCAACTCTCCAGATAGGTACAACAACGACAAAGTTTTCTAATACTTGTATTCCCATCGCGGTCTTCCCTACATCAAGTGCCATAACAATTCCTATTAGTTTTCCTCGCTCATCAAATACACCAGAACCAGAAGATCCAGACCATGCATATGATTGTAGTATTAAATAGTCACCACTTGTGCCAGCGATAGTTCCAGTCCAAGTGGTTGGTCCTATACTATTAGGGTATCCCGTATAATACACTTTGTCAAGCAGTTTATAGCTGTTTTTGATATTTGGTAGAGATTTTCTTAGGTTCAGCGGCTCTCTTGTTTTCATTTCTTGTGTCTTTATGACAGCATAGTCGGTGGCTCTATCGATCATGACTATCTTTTCACACACAACTTCCTCTTCCATATGAATGATTACAACTCTGTTGCAATCTCCAAGGATGCCGTGCGCTGAGGTGAGAACATAATACCCACCAGCATGTTCAAAATAGGTTCCAGTTAGTGATGATAGCCCAATCGAGTCATCAGAAATCGAAAAGATTTTAACAACAGAATCCAAAGACAAATGGACTGCTTTCTTTTCGCTGATTGTGTAGCTAGAAGATCTCACTTCTTTGTAATCGGGCACATATTCAGGACTCGGGACAAGAAACGCGCCAAACCATAAGCCGAAGACAACTCCTAAAGTTATGTATTTCAACACCGATTTGAGCAATTTCATATTTTAAACCTGTCTTTGGTAGGAAAAGAATACTGGTACTTCCTTCACTCCTGCTTTTAGTGCATAGCGCAAATCATCCTCATTTCCTGTGATCTTTGCTCTCCCGTTTTTTCCTATCGCTAAGTAAATAGGTTGGAGGGGTCCATTAGCAATAAAGTTTTCGTAACCGGCGTCGAAGTGGTGTCCGTGCTTTCTCGGCTCTCTATTCATAAATGGCTCCAACTCTTCCACCGGGACCATTACGTGGTAGCTTGAGAGATTGGTGTGCATAGGCATATCATACATAACGCCACCCTCAACCCAATCCGCCAATGCTTGTTGGACGGTGGCTCTTGGAGTTCTCATAGCCTGTGTTGGGCGCTGGCTGGAACCACCCCAGTTTTCTCGGAGAGACTTACTTGTGGAAACCAAGTCGGCGCGTTCAACTTTGTGTATTCTAATGCCACGATGGATCTTGCGGATTTGTGGTAGAAGAACCTGCCTCACCCATTCCATTCTGTTTTTCTGCCCTTGGAGGGCAAACTTCAAGTGTTGGAGAGAAATGGTCCTATTGCCTTGGGTTCTCTTGGCATTTCCGATGCTTCTGATGGTCGTGACATCAGGGATAGCACGGATGATGTTGTGAATGTCGGTGATCTCAAAACCCTGACCAAGAGGGTAGGACATAACAAAGTCTACCTCATAGATCCTGACATCGAGGGGGCTCCCAACCTCTTGGAGAGGAAGGTTTGTGTCGTTACCAGTCTCCTTCTTAAACTTCCTGACAGCTAAACGGATCTGCTCTTTGATCGCATCGTCAAATGCGTCAATAACTAGTTGAAAGTTGTTGTCGTAGTATTCTAAAAATGGACCATAAAATGGTAATGTTTTTTCATTTAAGATGACTTCCATTTTATAACTGAAATAGTTTTCTGAATCTATTACGGCTCCCGGAGAAGGTGTCCGAGATCCCTTTGAGCCCCTCTTGATCCCAAAGCCAATGAAAATCGAGTCGTAAAAGAGCTTCTTGTGTAGGTTGCCTTCTGCCATTTTATCCCAAAAGTTTTCAATCTTTTCTTCGTATTGTTCTCCGTAGTTTAACTTCATTTGACTTTTAGCAAACTTTACTGCTTGTGCTTGATGACTAGATAGCTCGTCTATCACATCTGCCTTGAACATAGGGCTTGTATAATAGCCTGAACTCGGATAGAACCCACTGGACGCCATGAAAGTCTCCGCAAATGAGACTGGTCCAAGAAGAGTATCCATTTCGTCTTGGGTTGTCGTGAAGGCAATCCCTGTAGCGATGATGTCATACTCTCCGCGTTGAGTTTTTGTTGTGTTTACTTGGAAGTTGTTGAACTCTTCTTTGATCTTTTCGACATAGCCTTTGACTTTTGGTTTTGCTATCAAGCCTGCTTCGACCAAGACCCCTTCGATCCCATCCAGCGCATCACCAACATCGTCTATAAAATTTCCTACGATGTCTAGAAAAGTATCATAGCCCTCAGATGAAGAATTATCGCCACTATTCTCAATGAAATAATCTCTGAAAGCAGATTCGAGATCCCAGATGACCAAATAAGTTTTTGTTCCTTCACGGACGGTGCCCGTTTCTGTATTCCTAAAATAGTTGTTTGATTTTTGAAGAGCCTCATCATAACTATTTGCTTTTGTGAAGAAGAATTCGTAATCTTCTGTGTATCTGGCGGAGACTAGGTCGTTTCGATCTTCTTCGTCGATGACTTCCTCTATTTCCTCCCGCACTTCCTCTTCTATCATATCATAACCAAGCGACTCTTCGTTTAAAAACTCAAATGGAAGCAGAACGGCAATAGCATCAACACCATCACTCCAAGTTGCGCGGTCGCCGTCCCCCCAATCCTCGGCATCAACGTCCAAGCCACTTCTACTAACACCATCGGGATAGTTGTTTTCAAAAGTGTTGGCGATCTCCTGGCACTCGTCTCGCAACTCATTGATTTTTTCCTCAATACTGCCTGTAAACTCTATTCCTGTGGCATCTGCGAGGTGCCGACCCATTACCTGAAACTCGTCTTCTTCGGATGAATACTCGCCAGCCTCTTCAAGTTTGGTGGCGTGCATCTCTTCAATAAACCACTCGATGTGTGGCCACATCTCTTCTGGTGGGCAAGTGTTGGAGCGACCTTTGATCTGATAAATGGTGCGTTCGAGGGCGTTATAGGAGATAGTTACATAGGACTTAGATTCTTTTTTGCCCTTGCCTCTCTTGCGAAGAGAATAGAGCCCGCCTCGGCTGTCTCTCCCACAATGCCCCATCCTTTCGCCCTCGACAGTGCAGTTGGATGTACCAAGATCATACCAATAGGAGCCGTCCTCAAATGTATGAAGGATGTCGTCTGGATCTTCTTGGTTTTGCTGAAACTCATAACATTCTTTTTCTGCTACATCCTCATCGTGGGGGGGGATATCCTTTATTATCTCGTAGTTGTTGGGGTTCTGGTTGAGAGTAATAACGACATTTTCTATTTTGCTTATAAAGTCACTAAAAACCTTACCCCCTATCTCATCAACAAAGAGGGTGACGGTGTTTATAATCGCATCTCTGACGCCTAACTTGCGGGAGTTCTTGATGAAGGACTTTTTGGCTTTCGGCCACTTCTTGATTGGCTGTCCGCTAATAGTATCCGCGTACTGTGTTAGGATGTTGAAGTCACCTTTTTGGAAGTGGTCTCCGAAGACTTCGAAGATGTCTTTATATTCGTCCAAGGCTCGGGATCTTAGTCTAAACCCGCGTAGTCCGTATTCTTTTAGAGCATTCCCGACCCATACGCGACCTTTCTCGCTGGCGTCGGGGAGTTCCATTCTAATCCTAGTTACATTGTCTTCGCTAAGCCCTATGTCACCAAGACCCTCGGTTAGCAGTTCTTCGCGAAGGTGGCGGAACCATTTATCAGTAGCAAACGACATCATTTTCTCCCATTACCCAATAAATAGTTTTGTTTTTTCTATTTCCTGCCGTAATCGTCCTCTAATCTCACAACATCGTCAAGGTGTGGGGTAGAAACTTCTATTATTTCAACAGCACTCTCGTTCGCACCAAAGCGATGGACTTGTAGAGGATTGACGTGGAAACATTCACCGGGAGATAGCTTGGTAATGCTGCCTTCGGCACCATAAACATAGAGAATCCCAGAGAGCACATAGATCGTCTCTTCTTTTATCTCGTGATACTGAAGTGAAAGTCTGTGTCCTGCGTTGATGTGGAGCATCTTACCGACATAGTTGTCAGTTTCTGCCCAGATCAGTTCGTGACCCCACTTCTTGTTTACTTTTCTCACTTGAACCTCATTTGGATGAAGATGATGATAGTTGCGAGAAACACTGATGCCATGTTTTTGATTGTGAAAAAGCTCTCATTCATAAAATACCAGAATAAGACGGGCATAACGATAAACGAGAGGGAGAAAATGTAGAACCTTGGACCCCAGCCACTATCAAAAAAGCTGTAAGCATATTTGAGTCCATAGATAAAGCAAAGAGCCGCCGGTATGGCTGTGATTGCTGCTATCACTACTGGTCTGTCTGCTGCCCACTGCCATACAAACTGTGAATAAGAACTAAACCAAGTAATGATCTGTCCAAGAACGAATAAGGCAGTTGCGAGTGCTAGTTTGTCATACATTGTGTAAAATTATTTCCTTTGCGTTGGCTTCGGTTGTTTCTCTACCATACTGGTCTATGGCGATTATCCCATATCCTTTCATTTTAAACAAGGCTGGGTGTGTTTTGAAGAGTAATACACTTTTCTTTGAACTCATTTTTTTAATGAGTTCTTGGTGGTTTATGTGAGTCTCTTCTTGCCCCAACACTTCTTCGTTTTCCAAGAAAGAAATCCTGTATCTGTTACAGTTAAATACACTGATGTTTTCTGAAAAGTCGTAAATACTTTTCTTCTTCAGAAGGTTTAAATGCAGATTGTTGGGCTTAAAAGCTTTCAAATCTCTAAGAGCAAAAGCATTATAGTTCTTTGTGTTCAGATCTCCATGGGTTATCATACCCAGATCGGAGCATCTATTCAAGAGGAAAAAAAGAGCAGAACGAACAAATGGATCCTTATAAGAAAACCAATTCTTCTTCAAAATGTCAAAGGTGTTTTCGTTCAACATCGGATAAAATGATTCTGCAATGTGGGATACTCTTTCTGGATCTTGGAAAACACATTTCCAAAATTCATACACCACATAGTTTGGCGTATGAGCTATCACAAATCTGTCGGATTCTGATAACTTGATTGGCAAATCACCAGAATAGATCGGATAATAGTCAACTACGGCACCCTTCGGTATAAGCCGAGTTATTGTTGCGAAACTATTGGTCTTGTTTTTCAGATTCTTGATTGGGGACTTCACTTAACATTTCCTTAAATCTTGCTATTTTCTGTTGTAGTTCCAACTCTTCCGCTTCCGATGGCGAGTCAGGCACTTCCTCTTGCTGTGGTGGGGCGGACTTAAACTGAACATAACCCTGGACAATCTTTTGGATATCGCCAAGAGCGACATCTGCGCGGGTTAAGGTCTGACGCACTTCATCGATCATTTGGATGCCAGAAAGGTCCAACACAACATTGTTTCCTCGCCCCCACCCCGTGGCAATTGCCTCAAGATCCCCAAGAACCAAATCAAAAAGCCTATTGACTTCCTTATCAAGATCGCTAAGCTCAACGGAATATTGAATGTTTACTCGCTGTCCCATTTTTTAACCCCTCAACACGTAGTTGCGGGTGTTCAATAGCTTCTCAACAGCAAGCGGATCCCCAATCACGATAATCTCAGAGCCGGCACTACCTTTGTCGATTACAACCTTGGAAAAGCGATGCCCCTTATCCAGATCTTCGGTAATCAAGCCGTGTTCGTTGAGACTTCTGATTTGGTGATCTTCTCTTACCATGACTACGTGTTCAGGATTTATGAACACCTCTCGCAAGGAATACTTGCGACCGGTTGTTATAGCACCCGATCCACACACTTCTGTCAGCTTAACTAGCATTTTCTATCTCCTGTATTATTGGGTAAATATCTCTTACTCGCGCTAACCAAATCTGGTTCTTATAATAAATGGAAGCCCAGCCAGGATTTTTTATATCTTTTTCCCAAAACAAGACTTTGAGAGGCTTTTTGACTCTGAGGTAATCACCGCGACCCTGCCCAGTAGTCTGCCAAGTCACATGTGCATCGTCTTTTATCAAGAATGCGTCCTGTGGAATGTGAACTAGGTCTCCCTTCGTCATTGTTCTGCCTGGATGATACCATAATTGGTGGTTATGAGAGTGCCTGCACAAGATGCTGCGTTCTTTAAAGCAGATTTGGTTACCCTCACTGGATCTAAGATACCACGATCGTATAGATTTGTCAAGTCTCCTGCGCGAAAATCATAGCCCATACCTTCCTCTTGCGTGAGAACGTGGCTTAAAAGAAGATCCTCGCTCCTTCCACCGTTTCTACACATTTGGCGGAATGGTGCCTGACAGGCAAGTATAACAATCTCTCTTCCGACTTGTTGTTCTAAGTGGTCGGTTACGATTTCAATGTTACGCGAGGCACGCAACAGGGCGGTGCCCCCTCCGCCAATCACGCCCTCTTCTTGAGCAGAGCGCACGGCTTCCAAGGCATCTTCGATACGATGCTTCTTCTCGGTCATTTCAACTTGTGTTGCGCCACCGACGTGAATGACAGCAACTCCCGAAGACAGGCGAACAATGCGACCCTGGATACGCTCACACTCTGCAAAATCATCAGTGTTTGAGATCTCGGACTTCAGGCTATCAATACGCATTTCCACCCCCTCATAGTCACAGTTGCCGCCAACAAGAATGGTGCCGACCTTTGTGCTCTCGGCAGACTTGGCTGAACCAAGCTGAGCAAGTGTTGTGGTCTGTAGCTTCTGTCCTGACTCTCGGGTAATAAACGTAGCGCCAGTCGAAAGGGCGAGGTCTGAGAGTAAGTGGCGGCGCTCCTCTCCGTAGAACGGAGCTTTGATCCCAGCGATCTTCAGAGAGCCTCGCATAGCGTTCATGATCATAGCAGCAAGCGCCTGACCCTCGATATCTTCTGCGACAATGATTAGCGGGCGCGCCTCTCTTGAAACCAACTCAAGAATCGGAAGAATCTGCTCTACCTGCGTAATCTTGTAATCAGTGACCAACACCAGGGGCTCCTCGTGGTGCATGATATTGCGACGTTCATCGTTGATAAACGCAGACGCACAATAGCCAGCAGCAAAACGGAAACCTTCTGTGACATCAATGGAGGTCTCTAGAGATCGAGACTCCTCAATTGTGATAGAGCCGTCTTGTCCAACTTTATCGACAGCCAAAGCAATGAGATCGCCAATAGTCGAATCGTTGTTGGCTGAAATAGTAGCGATGTGTTTGATGTCATCAATACTGTTGACTGGTCGCGCCATCTCTGTAAGGTTGTTACAAATTTCTGATACTGTTGCATCAATACCTCTCTGTATTTCGATTGGAGATACGCCGGCTACAATATGGCGCTGTGCTTCATTTAGAATTGCTCTCGCAATAACAGTAGCAGTAGTCGTTCCATCGCCTGCGCTTGTGTTGGTTTCGTTCGCTGCCTGACGGATAATCTGTGCGCCTGCGTTTTCGAAAGGATCGTCAAGTTGGACGAATTGAGCGCATGTGACTCCATCCTTGGTTGCAAAAGCAGGCTTGTCCTTCTCTTTGAGCAAAACAGTCCGACCCTTGGGTCCGAGAGTAGAAGAAACATAATCAGCGAGAGTGTTTGCTCCGTTTAGAATCTTCTGTCGCAGTTCTTCGTTATTGGCGAAGACCATCTTGTTTGTCATTTTAACTCCGTGAAATAATGAAAACTTCGTTTGATTGTTTGCTTTTGTTCATTCCGTAAGCCCAAGCGGCAGATACGATTTCATATTCGCCGTAGTGCTCACGAATAAACTCGCAATCATTATAACATAATAACCAGTTCTGGCGATTTGTCAAGGTAGAATGTAATAATTTATGATCAAATCCTTCATGCATGTCTCCGTTCTTGCCGTAGAGCTTGCTCTTGGCTTCCAAAAAGTATGGAGGGTCCAAGTATAGGAACTCGTTTTTGTGAAGCTCTACGGACGCCTCAAAGCTCTTAAAGCCCACTTTTAGGTTAGGTGCTTCAAAATTCTGGAGTCTTTTGATGCTGTTTTCGTTGAAGCGCCCATCGGCTGCCTGTTGCGAAAATCCGCCAGACAATGTTGCGCCCGAGAACGAAGAGCGATTGATCGCAAAATAGGCAGCAGCCATCTCTGCACTCTTGCCCTGTGATTCGTCGTAATCCTTCAACAGCATTCTCAATGCTTTGAAAGTTTCCTTGTCGAGCGGGTGAAGTCTCTTTACTAGCCTGATAAGATAATCTTTATCAGTGAGTAGGCAGTTCCAAAAGTTGTAGAGAGGATAGAACGCATCGTAAGCGTAGACTTTCCTGTCATCTGCAAGTTTTAGTTCTAATGAACCGCCGCCCATAAATGGAGAGCAAATGTCTCCTTCTGGAATGTGCGGGAGTAGGTGCTTTATTGCGCGTGTTTTGCCACCGGGATAACGTAGTGGTGATTTCAAGTTTCCTCCGTTTATTTAAAAATGTTTTTGAAAACTGCATCTTCGTAGTATTTTGCAGTATCTTGTATGCCTTTAAACTTTAGAGCGGCAGTCGTAGAGTAAGACTTGCCGTGACATTTTACTCTTATCCGTATGTAACCATCTTTTACCACATCTTTAAACCTAGGTAATCCGGTTTTTGCTGCGGCGTGATCAGTAATAGGGTATAGTTGATCGTTAACAATAATATAATCAGTTCCTTTTTCTCTGTAATATTCTTCAACTAGTTCAGGAATCCCATCTATTGTTAGCCTTAATAAGTCACCACTTTTTTGTGGATCATAGTCGATTGAACATTTAGTATTTATTTCATCTTTAATTTGTTCAAAAACCTTAACCAATATTGGGCTTTTAAGTTGTGTTTTCTGCTTGAAGGAATTGGTATCAGGGTCGTATTGTATTTGAAACTGACCGAAATCGACTCTACCTATTGTTGTTTTTACTTCAAAAGAGTAAACGGCATTGTTTAGATTTGAAGAATCGTCAACAGATTTATAAACCAAAACGTCCGGCGCATGTGTCGAGCCTCCTTGTTTTTTTGCAAACAAATCAGGTCCCATTTCAGAAAATTGTTTATTTAAGATTTCTGCTACCTCTTTTTCATAATCTCCACCGACTCCCGCTGCGCCCCCTCCAGCATTTAATTGTATTACGATTGGATATTCAACTTCTCTATTTTTGGATTTAACAAATCTTTTATCAACAAAATTAGTCTTTGCACGATGATACATTTTGCTTCTTTTGATATCTTCTGGTCCTGTAGATACCCAGCCTTTCTTTACCAAATCACGAATAACCTGATCTCTGGCTTTTAAGCTACCAAAATTAGTAAATATAAGTGTTCTAACGCCGCCTTGGTATTCAAGTTCGGCTGAGGCAAAATGTTCTGGATATTCTCGCTTAAAGTATTTTATTATATCTTCGGCAACCTTTTCAATTGACGAAATTGGACCTTTAAGAGAATCATCTCTATCCTTGTAAAACATTTCTTCTTCCAAAACCTCCTCGATCATTTCGAGAAGCATTAACAAATTGTCAGACACATTAACTCCTTACATTATCTCGTCGGCAAGACCATATTTAACTGCTTCTTCGGCATCAAGATAGATGTTTACCTTTTGACTAAGTAGTTTCTCCAGCTTCTTTCGGGTGAACTTGGTGTGCTCCACCATCGCAGCGATGTAATCATCTTGTAGCTGCTGTATGGCTTCTAGTTCGTTTGTTAGGTTGGGGAGAATACCAAAGTTTCCCGCTGCAACATTGTGGATCATAATGCGGCAGTTGCGACCGACCTTGCGCTTACCCTTTGTTCCTGCGGCGAGCAAGAGCGTTCCAGCGGACATAACTTTGCCAACACCAATGGTGTGGATTTCGGTTCTCTCTTTGACTGTCTGCATAACGTCATAGAGGGCAAACATATCGTGAGCCGATCCTCCGTATGTGTTAATGTAGAACTCAACAGGCTTTGGGTCTTCTTTCTCGGGGCGTAGGCGGTTAAGTTCATGAAGATAAAGCAGGGCTTGAGTAAGCTCCGCAATCTTCTCATCGTTTACTTCTGAATACAAGCCAATAACTCGGAGATCGGGCTCTTTCTTCATTTCCCCTCCAGCACCGCCAAGTAGCTCTTCTAGTGTAACAGTCTTGGGGGCACTCTTTGCTGGCGCGGCTTTTGGTTGCTCCCCCTTCTTCTTTTTGGTCCCTACGACCAAATCTAATATCTTTGTAAGAATTTTCTTCATCATTGGTTAAGTCCTTTGGTAAATAAAATAGCCATTTGCTTATTCTTTTCCAAGAATTTCATTGCTTCGCGCCAATCTTTAAACTCTATGGCTTCTTTAAATAGTCCTGGGTGGGCATCAATCAAGAAATTTATAGATCTTATCTTGAACTCTGCGAGTTTCTTTTCGTGCTCTTCTTTGGCTTGTACATATACTTCATCACCATACTCTACGCCACTTTTACGCAAAGACTCTAACTTTATGGTATGAGAATAATACCAATCCTCAATACATCTCATAAGTGTTGTTAGGTAAATCACCTGCGCCACCTTTAACACAACAATAGCTGTCTTGGTGCTTCTTGCGAAATAGAGAATTCTACAAGTTAAGTATCCAAGCACAAATGATGCGGCGGCGGCGATGATAGTCCAGAACATTTAGCCTCCAAAAATAATAGCCATCGTAGGTCTTACCCTAGATGACTATTATAACGGCTCAGGAGAACGCTGTCAAGCTATTATTTCGAGGTGAGTCTATCAAAGATGCGTTCGGCTAGCTTGTTCGCCATTGCATCCTGTTTCTTTTCACGAAGTAGGCGGGCTGCGACTCGGCGGGCGACTTCTTGTACTAGTTCTTCTTCGCCCATTTCCTCGTCGTCAAGCTCTACACCTAAGTCTTCGTCATCACCTACGGGAGCGGCATCAACCTCTAGATCACCACCTTCATCGGCGTCCGCTTCACCCCCCATTTGCATTTCTTCATCACCGCCAACTTCTACGTCGGCATCAAGACCAAGAAGGTCGGCGAGCTTGTCTACGATGTCAGCAAACTGCTCCTCTTTGCCACCCTCGGCGCCCATGTCATCCATTTCATCGGGAGCGCCCATGTCCATTTCCATATCGCCAACGGGCTCTTCACCCATTTCGGCGTCCATGTCCATTTCCATATCACCTTCGGGAGCGGGGGCTTCAGCGTCCATCTCCATCTCTTCTTCCTCGGCTTCCTGCATGTAACCGTCACGCATACCGGGAATCTCTTCCTCTTCCTCTTCATCACGCATACCGGGTCCGTAACCCAGTCCGCCCATCTCTTGGAGGGGCTTAAGGTTTGCTAGTTTCATGAACTGGCGAACCTCGGATTCTGTTAATAGTGTTTTGCGAGCCATTTTATTTAGTTCTCCTTAAAAACTTAAAGTAAATAGTACAAAAGGGATCAATAGCTTACAAAATTCCACTATCTGGAAACCTTTTTCTTATCTTAAATAGTGCCTTAGTTTCGATTTGTTTAATTCTGGCAAAAGAAAGCCCCATTCTTTCTGCGACCTCCCTCAAAGACATCGTGCCGTTCTGATATATTGAGATTAGCGAACAATTAAACTCTTGTTCATAATCTATGTGGTGCTTGCAACTTTGTGCCTCGCAAGATTCTTTGTTCTTGAGGCATATCCTTGAGCATTCTAGTAGTCCGTCATTCATAATTTTGGAAACTCCTTAGCGATTAGATCAAATAGTTCTTCTTTCTCAGCGTCATCAAGAAGCCCAAAGTCCTGCAAGGTCTTCGTTCCTCTTTTCCTCAACTTTAGAGAGTCGGCAAATCGGCGTCGGCTAAGAAGCTTGTGCTCCATTACATACTTCTCAAGAAATGGCGTGATTGTTTCATCGTCTTCTATAACGGCGTCCATTACAGCCCGAAAGAAGGCGGTGGCTTGCTTTATATTGTGATGTCTCAGCCTCAATAAGAAGCGAGCGTGATCATCATCGGAGATCAAAAATCGTATTGATTTGAGTTCTTCTCCATATAGATAAGGTTCATCAGACATCACCACTTCCTTGTGGTAATATGTGTTCTGCTCTCTCCAAGTCCAGCCGCGCTCTGGCGAATCCATATAGCTTTTGAATGCATCTCTTTTAGAGAGCGAGCACCACTATACGAAAGTCCAGATCTTATCCCACGTTCAAGGTCACCAAGAACATTCTTTACCTTCCCTCTGTATGGGATGGTGGTGGAAACGCCCTCAAAAGAGGAATACTTACCACGCCACTCAACTTGAGCTTCCTTTGAAGCCATCCCGCGATAATTCTTGTACTTTCTTCCGTCTGCGTGGGTATATACCTCTCCTGGCGTCTCTTTTGTGCCTGAAAGCAAAGATCCCAACATTACAGCGTCGGCTCCTGCTGCTAATGCCTTGACGATATCGCCAGAGTTGCGTATGCCGCCGTCTGCGATGATGGCAACATCACGATCTGTTCCAGCACACATAGAGACTGTATGTAAGCCAGGGCATCCATGACCTGTTTGTACTCTGGTGGAGCAGATAGAGCCCCCTCCAATGTTACAGCGAACCGAGTTGGCTCCCCAATCGGCAAGATCGTTGATGCCATCAAGAGTGGCAACGTTACCAGCCATAATGTGGACTTCATCGCCCAAAGCCAAACGAAGTGCTGAAAGAGCTTCCTTCATTAGAATGTGGTGACCATGCGCAACATCAACACAGATAAACTTTGCGCCTTGCTCAAGGCACGCCTCTGCTCTCTCAATAAAATCACCTG